GGAAGCTGCCTGCCATGCACGTGGGCGACTACGCTGAGCAGGACGCCGCGCTCACGCTCAAGCTTTGGCACCACTTTAAGGCATTGCTGGCCAGGGATGAGGTCGAGTCCATCTTCCGCCTGGAGACTGAGGTCTTGCCGGTGCTGGTGGACATTACTTTGAAGGGCATCAGCTTTGATCGCGCCAAGTGCGAGATGCACATGCGCGAGATGCGCACTAAAGAGGCCGAAATCCTGAAGTACTTGAAGAGCCAGGCAGGTATGCAGGTGGACATTTGGGCCGCCCAGTCCATTGCCGCAGCGTTCGACCGTCTGGGCGTGCAATACCCCAAGACAGCCGCTGGCGCGCCAAGCTTCACCAAGAGCTTCTTGGACACGCACGACCACCCCATGGCCAAGATGATCCTGGAGGCCCGTGAGTTGAACAAGACCCACGGCACGTTCTTGGAGCCGTACCTGAAGCACAGCGCCAAGGACGGTCGCATCCATACTCACTTTAACCAGATGCGCAACGAGGAAGGTGGCACGGTGACGGGCCGTCTGTCTGCCAGCAACCCCAACCTCCAGCAGGTGCCCGCGCGCCACGAGATCATCGGGCCCATGGTGCGAGGCCTGTTCCTGCCAGAGGACGGCGACATGTGGGCCGCCAATGACTTCAGCTCACAAGAGCCGCGCCTGCTGGTGCACTACGCCACCCTACTGGGCTTGCCCGGGGCGGAGAAGATGGCTCAGGCCTACCGCGACAACCCCGACACTGACTTCCACCAGATGGTCGCCGACATGGCCGGCATCAAACGCAAGGCTGCCAAGACGATTGGCCTGGGCCTGATGTACGGCATGGGTAAAGCAAAGCTTGCACAGCAGCTGGACCTGCCCATTGACGAGGCCAGCGACTTGATCGGGACTTTCCACAGCAAGGTTCCGTTCCTCAAAGGCACCGTGGACGCTGTCATGAAACGCATCGAGCATCCGGCCTCCGGCGGGTCAATCCGCACGCTACTGGGAAGGCGCTGCCGCTTTCCGTTGTGGGAGCCCGTGGAGTGGGGCGTCAACAAGGCGCTGCCGCATGAGCAGGCAGTCATTGCCTACGGCTCACGGATCAAGCGCGCGGGTACCTACAAGGGCTTGAATCGTTTGATCCAGGGCTCGGCCGCAGACCAGACCAAGGCAGGCATGGTGGCGTTGCACAAGGCCGGATTCAACCTGCTCTTGCAGGTGCACGACGAGATTGCCCTGTCCGTGAGAAACAAGGAAGAGGCGCGCGAGGCGGCCAACCTTATGGCCACGGCCGTAACCCTGGAAGTGCCGTCCCGCGTTGATGTGGAGACTGGACCAAACTGGGGTTCCGCTGCATAATTGAGTTGGGGCGAATTGCAGTTGCCCCTTTCTTCATGGAAACGACTTTGGGCTGGGGGCTTGCTCCCAGCCCATTTTTTCCGATACACTGCTAGGTCCAAAAAGAAAGGAGAATTTGATGGTGGGACTACCAAAGATTAGAGAACAGATTGTGCCTGCTCACCCAGAGCCATACGCACGTCAGTCGGTGCGCATAGCCGCACGCAAACGAGGTCGACCAAAGAAGAATGGTAGGCCCAAAAAAGACAACTACGACAAGGTTCGAGCATCCCCATCCAAGCGTGAGGGAAAGCGCTGGATCAGCGTCTCCTTGCCCGAGGAGGCGTACTACATGCTCAAGGAAGTTGCTGCCTTTTACAAGGTCGGTATGGGCAACTACATGTACAGCATCATCCTGCCCGCTTTTGATCACGCCTATCAAGAGTCGCTCACGCTGCAGCGCATTGCTGCCAACAAAGAAAAAGCCAAACAGAAAGCCCCCGATGAAATACCAAACCGAGATGACGTTCCCCGTAGAACTCACTTTTGAAGTGCTTCCTCCAATGATGGTAGAAGACACCGAGTTGCCCGCGCAGCTGGACATCACCAAGGTGTTGCTAACTATCGTGGGACCCAGCGGTAAGCCCCGCCAGGTAGACATCACCAAGAGCTTCTCCGAGGAACAGATCATGCTGCTTGAGGATGAGATTGCGGAGAACTATGAGCCATGAAACTGACCGAAGAACTGCGCGCAATCAAGGGTGTCTATCCAGCGATAGAAGACCTCCTTGAAGCGGCTGCACAACGCATTGAAGACCAACGACTGTGGCGTGAAGCATGGATAGAGACAGAGAATAAAGTTGAGTTGTTGACAGGGCAATTAGTTGTGCTAAGATCAACCCGTCTCCACAGAAAGCAGAAAGAGTGCAATGACTGAATTACCTACCCAGAGGACTGACAAGGTCTTCAAAGAACTTGCCAGTAAAGGCAAGTATTTCAACACCGGTAAGGTGTTGATTGGCGTGGCCTGCGAACCCCGCCCACGCGTCCTGTCTCACCAAGAGGAACGCATTCAAAGTGCGTTGCTCAAGAAACACGGACCACGGGTCACGGCCGGCACCTGGGGCTACATAGCCCTTGTGGTCACAGCGTCTTTGGGCACCCTGGTGGCGTGCAGCGTATGAGAAAGCGCAGCAAATACCGGCCCAAGCCGGTTCTGCAAAGCCCGATGGATTACGTCCTGTCTGGCTTCAAACCTGTGCGCGATCTGCCAGGGATTTACCTTGATGCGCAGTTGAAGAACCGCACCGCCTTGGAACAGGTCCGCAAGGGCCTGGCTGTCAAGGAAGACATCGACATGCTGATTGGCGCGTTCAACATCACCGAGGCTTTGGCCTTGAGCGGCATGGGCCGCGACTGGATGGACGAGATCAGACAGGGACAAGACGCACTGCTGGAGTTGTCCCGCAGAGGCGTCGCAAGAGGCATGAGGTTCATCATGACCGCCAAAGAGTGGGAACTGCTCAAGGTGGTGATGGACCTGCATGAGGAGCAACTGGCGAACGCCACTGTTCACGACATCGAGAAGGCGCACGACTTTGTCTACAAGGTAATTGCCCAGGGCAGAGCGCGCGCCATTGTTCAAACCATGAAGGAAGAAACATGACCAAGTCAGACAAAATCAGAGAGTATTTCCGCAAGCATCCCGATGCTGACGTGGCCAAGGTGGCCGCCAAGTTCGAGGCCTCCAAGCCCATGACGTACAAGATGCGTGGCCAGGTGGTACAGGAGTGGCAGCCGCCAGAGATGGTGCCGATGCCCGATCCAGTGAATGTTGCCCGCAATTTCTCGTTTAAAGGTACGCCAGTGGACGAGACCCTCGACGAGCGGGCCCAGGACTACGGCACGTTCCGGGACGGCGCTGCGCTGATGCAGGGCATCAAACGACTGCTCGCGGACCACGCCCGCGTGCACGACAAGACGTTTGCCGATGACCAGTGGGAAGCCCTGGAGATGATCGTCCACAAGATGGCCCGCATCGTGAACGGCAACCCCGACAAGGTGGACAGCTGGGTCGACATCGCGGGCTACGCCACACTGGTCGCGGACCGCTTGCAGGGGAATGCACGATGAACTACGAGACAACATCGGCAGACTATTGCCCAAAGAACACGTACAGCAACCCTGCCGAGCAGCAGATGCGCTTTCATCCCGACCATCATGTCAAGCAAATGGCACAAGGCCAGGAGCGGATTTACGCCGGGGCTATTCTTGGCGCTGAAGCCAAGCAGCGCCAGCAAGGGAATGTGACCCGCGAGATACAGCAGCTGGAGAAAAACCTCCACGCGCTGGCAAGCGTGATCGACTCGCTGGACATCCGCTTGGCGTCTGCCTGCCTGCCTATTCCAGAGACAGCGTCAGGCTTGCGTACATCCGACGGAGGAGGCTGCCCCTTGGCCAACCAACTCGCCGCGTTCAACAGCATGCTGTCGACCCAGACTAGCCGTCTTGAAATGATTTACCAAGGAGTCGATTTATGAGCGACGCTTTCGCAATTATTGGCTTTGGCTGGGTCATCCTGGCCTGGTTCACGCACGTCGTCACCTGCCTTAAGACAGCCTCTTGGGGCTTCTTGCTCGCAGGGGCGATCTTCTTTCCTGTCGGCTGCGTGCACGGCACAGGCATTTGGTTCGGGGTGTTCTGATGTTCCACGTGCCTGAGAAATGCCGCGTCAAGCTCTCTGGTTATCCAGAGGGTGACGCCACCAACGGGGCCTTTGTGGTCAAGCTCAAGCATTCCCAGACTGCGTTCGTCATCGCAAGTGACGGCGCAGGATGGGAGCACGTGAGTGTCAGCCGCAAGGACCGCTGCCCGACCTGGGAAGAGATGTGCCAGGTCAAAGACATGTTCTGGGATGACGAGGATGTGGCCATGCAGTTCCACGTTCCTTCAAAAGATCACGTCAACAACCACCCCTACTGTCTCCACTTGTGGCGTCCCAAGGGTGTCAACGTCCTACGGCCTGAGTCCATCATGGTGGGCTTTAAATAATTTTAAAAATGCTTGACAGGTTCCTCAAGGTTCCTGTTAAAATCAACTTGTCAATCCTGACAACATAGAAAGATAGAAATGAACGAAATCACTGGAACATTGAAGGCATGGTTGCCTGATCATTGCAATTTGAGCCCCGAGCAAGTTGGCACTCCTGCTGCCCTTGAGTCGCTGGTGTTTACCCGGCATGACATGCGCGGCAGCGGCTGGACCTACGTAGGCGAGGCCACCATCACGGTGGACTTTGTTCTCACGACTGAGCAGCTGATTGCCAGCAAGATCGAGACCTTGAAGGTGCAGCAAACCAAGGTGCGGTCCGAGGCTCAAGAGCGTGTCAACCACCTGGAAGGCATGATCCAAAACCTCTTGGCCATCACCTATACGCCGGGGGCAACATGAGCGAGGACGCACAAGACACCTACCTGGGCGATGGCGTTTACGCCAGCTTTGACGGCTACCAGATTTGGCTGGCCGTGAACCACCACACTAACAAACAGATTGCGATGGAGCCAGCTGTCTTGCTGTCGCTGCTGGCGTATGCGGAGCGCGTGTATAGCCTGAAGATCACTGTCACGCAGGTCGCGAAGGAGGCATCATGACCTGGCCGTTCCCTCCCTTTCCACTGCCCCCGTATCACGGACCACGGGCCCCGAGCGGGCCGGTCTATCCATCTGACGCAGAGGAGGCACCGTTATGAGCAAACTGACATGCCCCGAATGCACGAGCGACCGAGTGACACTGCAGGAATGGACCACATGGATGGCGAATACCATGGAACACTTCTGCCACAGCATGAAAACGCAAGATGATGACTCGCCGTCACGCTGCCTTGATTGTGGTTGGGTTGGGGAGCACCGCGATCTGACAGGATATGGGGAACAAGCATGAGCATGAACACCCCATTCCACCTGCGGCAGCGGGAGTTCAACAAGTTCAACGCGGCCAACCCGGCCGTGTGGGAATACTTTGAGCGCTTCACGCTGGAGGCCATCAACCACGGCCACAGGAAGATCAGCCACTGGCTCATCATCAACCGCATCCGCTGGGAAGTGGCAATGAAGACCACCGGCCAGGACTTCAAGATTTGCAACAACCACATTGCGTTCTACGCGCGCCTGTTCGTCAAGGTGCATCCGCAGTACCGGTTTATCTTCAACCTAAAGCGCATGGACGACGAGCCATGGCACGGGGACATGCCGTTATGACCTTTACAGGAATCAACCTTATTCACGTGCGCCGGGCACTGGCCTTGGCTGTTGAGCACACGCACCATGAAATTGCCACCTGTTCAGATGTCGAGATTTGGGCGGAGGAAATTGAAGAGTTGGAGCGGGACAAGTCCTCTTACGAGAAGCTGCTCGCGCGCATTGACGGGAGGCTGCTGCCATGACTGAGTTTGAATCCCGCGTCTGCGGCATCCCCTGCCTCATTCGCGTGAAGTACTGGGAGGTCTACATCCCCGCGCAGCGCTCCGGTCCGCCAGAGCGTTGCTACCCTGAAGAGGGCGGTGAAGGGGAATGGGAAATCTGCGATCTCAGAGGCCGGCCAGCCCCGTGGCTTGAGCGCAAG